GTCGACGACGAGAGGTCGAAGATCTGCAACACCGCATTGGCCTGCGTCGCGAAGACGAAATTTCCGGTCTGCGCAAACTGCCATTGAGCGGTCGCGGAAAGCGCCGAATAGGCAGCCCCGCCTTTGGAGACATCAACCCAGGTGAAATCGATGTTGTTGAGCCGGTACAGCCTGGTGCTCGTGCCGGCAAAGGTGACAACCGTCCCGTCGGATTTCAGCGCGTAGAACGCGCCTCGGCACGGCGCCGGCAGAGCCGACGTATACGCCGAGAAGGACGGAAACGGTCCATAGCCATCACCGCGCGGAATGACGTTGAGGATGTTGCGCGTGGCCTGCCCTTCATAGTCGCTGACGTCGGGGCGGTATTCGCCATAGGCAAGAAGCGGCATTATTCGGTCGTCCATGGTTCGTGTTCAACTGACGCGGGCGTCCACGCATTTGCCGACTGCGTGTCGGCGGTCCAGACGCTTGCAGGAGGCGTAGCGCCGCTCCAGGTCAGCGGCGGCAACGTCGTTTCAGTCCGCCATGACATCGTGTCGAACGGTCGCTGAACCCAGGCTTCGTGGTCCCGGCTGTAGGTCGAGCCGCTGCCGGTCCAGGCAAACGCACCGCGTCCTGAGGCAAGCGATACAAAAAATGCGAGAGACGTCCCTGACACCAAGGCCGCACCTGGCGAGGCGACTGCGCGAACCGTGCAGTTCGTCGCTGTACCGGCCAGCAGGAACGAACCGCCGAGACTTACCTGTGAAGGGCTGAACGCTGCCGCATTGCCCGCGAACGCAAAGGTTCCCGCACTCACGAGTTCTGCGGCTCTGAACCCCACCGCGATCCCTGATGTCAGGAAACCAGCTGCCGCGGCCGGCTCGGACGTCCCGAATGCTGCCGTTTGCCCTGCAAGAGTGACCGATCCCCGTAGAGTCAAAAGCGCAAAGTTTCCGTTGCCCGGAAGCTGCGCCAACGCCCATCGGCCAAGCGCGTCGAAGCCGAGAAGAGACATGAGTTAGAGCTCCGCAGCGGCTCGAAACAACGCGTCAATCTGGTCGGCCGTCCAGCCGTAGGCGGCGCCGATTGCGACCGTCAACGGGTGGCCCCGTCGGAAAGTCGTTGCACCCGAGATGATCATGGTTGCCTCGAATTGCTGGCCAGGTGGCAGGCCGTCGACGATCTGCTGTAGCGCAACAGGGATATCGCCCGTCTTCACGGCGGCCAGAGCTTCCACTTGCGAGATAAGGCCCAGAACGGCGAGTTTCTGGAAGAACTGCCGATCCGAGATCGCGCCCGGGACCGGATTGGACGGCACAACGGGGTCGAGCATGTGGCCTTCAGCAAGCCAGGCTTGAAACGCTTGCCGATCTACATTTGCAGGATCATCTGGAATCCAGGCTCCGTCCGATCTTCGGATCACAGCAGCGGATTCTGTAGCTCGATACTCCGCCATGCTACAGCCTCGCGTTAGCGATCACATTGACCGGGTTGTACCAGGTCCCAGCCGCGATACTGGACGCATAGCTGGTGACAAAATCGATGCCGGCCACTTGAATGGCGCCAGTCGAAACCGCGCAAGTCGGCGTTGCCCGCATCCATACCGGCAGCGGCGTAGTCACCGCCATTTGCTGCGTTGAGCCGCTTCCGTTGTAGATCTGAGCGCCCGCGGCAAGCTTGGCGTAATATCTCTGACAGGCTGCAAGTTCGGTCGAATAGTCCGGCAGCTGGAACGGAGGAGCCGAGCTTCCTTCGTACATTCCGGCATCGAACAGCTCGAACACATTTCCGGCGGTCGCGAAGGCATTGGCAGACTGGCTGCCATTCATCAGGTAGAGATAAAAATACATGCCGAGGTTGGTATCCTTCGCCCAAGTGCCCGTCGTAGCGCCGGCCAGGGTGACGGACTTCACGACGTCGGTGTTGATCTCGCCAGCCGCAATGCTGAAGGAACCAACGATGGTTGTATCGGTGGCAGCATTCTGCAACTGCACGACATACGAACCCGCAACCGGCGCCCTGACGCCGACCTGGACCGTTACCGTTCTGGCCGCCGCGGTACCCCACATGAGATCGGCGACGCGGGCTCCTTCGAGCCTCTGTTGCAGGAAGCAAACCTGACCGCCAGGAGCCGCCTGCGCCGTGAGAGCGGTGACGCGAATGCGCCAGGGCGAGCCACCGGGAGTATTCGAGCTTGCCTGAACGCAGCCAAAGGTGCCCGTGGTCATCGTGTGCTGAATGTACCACTGGTCAACCGGATAGTAGAGATTGGTGCTGCCGGCCGTCGTGCCGTTCTCCTGACTGATCTGCATCCCGCCATTGACGAGGTAATTCTTTTTCGTGACGCCGAGATTGGCGCGAGCTTGCGCCATCTGCGCCACGGAGAACGCGTTCGGCTCCTCGACCGAGATCAAATCCTCCTTCACGCCGACGATCGCGACGTTCGGCGTTGCGGTGAAATTGATCTTGGCGCCGGCGCCGCTCTGGCCCGAAGCTACGCCCGAGCCCGACGAATTGGTCAGCACCGTGGTGCGCGCAAACGTTCCGCCCGCGGCTGTATAGGTGCCCTCCGCGATCTCCCATTGGGTCAGGTCGCTGCTGATCGCGAGAAACTTGTACTTGCGACCGTCAACCGCTCCAGCGAGCGACGGCGACTGGCAGCCGCCGACCGTCGACGAATAGACCCAGTCCGTTGTGCCGCCGGCCGTGGGAATGAACCGGCAGTTGTTGAGAAATGCTGCCATGTCAGGTGATCGTCAAAATGCCGTTGGTCTGGTCGAGGTCGATGGTGAAGGTGTTGCCGTTCGTCAGCGTGATGGCCGTGCCGTAGTCCCACCAGCCGATCAGCGGCTTGGTCGACGACGTCGAATTGTAGAGCACCGCATATTGAAACGGGCCGATCGAGCCGCCCGACGCCGTCCATGCGGGATCGGTCCCGCCGACGAACTTGAAAGTGCCCGTGGTTTGCGCGCCGGTGATGGTGCCGACGCTGTTGCCGCCCGCAGCGTATCCGTTGCCGGCCGCGAGATCCGTCGGTGTGTTGTAGACCGTGTTGGTGACGACAGGCGCGGTGTTGGTCAGATAGACTTTGTAGACCTGCGCCGTGCCCGTCTTCATATCGTGCAGCGCGTTTGCGACGTCCAGCACGAAGCAGTAGAATTTGTTGAAGCTTGCCATTGTCGCCCCCTAGATGACTTGTCCGGAAACACGCACCGTCATTGGCCCTGCATTGAATGTCGATGTCAGTCCGAGATTGTTCAAATCTGCGAGCGCCGAGGTGAACCCGAGCCCCCAGGTCTGTATGCGCGCGTCTTCCTTGATGTAGGGCGCAGACTCCAGCAGGACACCGTAGAGATAGACATCGGGCGCCATGGTCAGCAGCCAATTGCTTCCGTTCGATGCGAGCGCCGGAACGTTCTGCCGATAGACCATTTCGATCGTGTAGGCGGCGTCGGGGGTCGGCGCGAGCTCGAGCTCGTTGCCGAACACCGTGAAGTAGCGCGGCCGCGCGGCGACATCGGACGTCGCGAAGCGGTATTCGTCCATCTGCGTCCCCGATTTGAATTCGAGGCAAGGCTTCCCTGTCACGCTCGACAGCCGAACCCTGCGCATGGACTGGAAATCCGACGGCAACGAAATGAACTCCGGCTCGTCCGAACCGAGGTCGACGAGCGCGGTCGCCCGCTGCTCCATCTGACGCACGAAAAGCTGGCGGTTGAATTTGGCTTCCGCGAGCTGGACGAATGTCGATATCCGCGCGATCAGCGTCGTATCCTGGTCGCGTGCGAGATATTCCGTCACCGCGGTCTGCAGCGACGTGTAATCGGTGATCTCAGTCATTTGAGCTCCGCTGACCAGCCGGCCTGCAATTTCGGCCTGTCGGTTCGCAAATAGGCCCATTCGGGATCGTCAAGCTTCCGCTGCACGATCGCGTCGAATTCGGGCGTGAACAGCCGCAGCGAGGCGTTGCCCCTCGCATGCTCCTCGTTGAGCCATTGGACATAGATGACGTTGGGGATGCGGGCGACGTGTCGGCCCCAGTCACTGCGCTGCTCGTCGCGGCGCGCCTGTCTGTTCCATTCCAGGATCGGCGCTACGTCCTGAACATGCTCGATCGCAAGATCGCGGCCGTTGCTGTCGAGATGAGGCCTGATCAAGACCCCCTCCATCACGACATCTCCGTGATCCAGAGCGTACCCGCCGTCGCCGTAACCAGGCCGTTGGTCGCCGCCTTCAACACTGCAATGCGCTGACCGGGACTGACCGTAACGTATTCGACGACGTTGGCCGGCAGGTAGGGATCCGAAATGGTCGCGGTTTGAGCACCATCGCCGACGCGGTAGCAACAGCCGGAATTGGCGACCAGGCGGAGCTGGTAGGTTTCCGGCCCGAAGGCGTTGGTGGCGCCGACGCTACCGTCATAGGCGATCGTCTGGGTGGGGCCGACGCGGGAAGAGTTTTGCTTGGAAAAGAACGGCATATCAGGCGGCCCTCACGGAGATCGAAAAATGCATCGGGATCGTCGCGCCGGAGGCGCCGGATGGCGTCAGCACGATCACATCGTCCTCGTTGAGAAATGTCGGCGACGGCGGCACGGCAGAGAACAATTGGCCGGCAGCCGACCCCGCCTGCGTCACGGTGAATGTCGCGAGCGTCGTCGCATTGGCGGAGACGGTGACGGTGCCGTCGGCGGTCGTGATCGCGCCACCCAGGATGCCGGCGACTTTCAGCACGCGGCAGCGAAAGGGAACGCGGACATAGGCAGCAACGGGGCTCGCGCCGCAGGACGGCGTGTAGGCCGTGAGATCGGCGGTATTGAGGGTGCGGTTGCCGGGAAGCGGCATCTGGGCTCTCCAAAAAGAAGGGGCAGCCCGAAGGCTGCCCCAAGAGGTGGACAAGGGTGGAGCGGATGTTCCTGATCGCTCAGGAGGTGGTGTTGTCGAACACGCCGCCGGAGGCCTTCTCGTTGCGGGCCACCAGCGCGTATTCGGCCAGGATCTGCCGGCGATCGGAGTCGCCGGTCTTGGCGAGCGGGATCGAGATCATGTTGCGGCCGTTGAGATAGGCCACCGCCCATTTGTCGAGCTCGAGCACCAGGACGTCACGCGGACGCTGGAAGCGATTGGCCAACACCTTGAGCTTGCCGAAGTCCGATTCATACGCATCGACGGATGCGACGATCTTCTTCGACTTGGACTCCTCGATCGCGGTGGAGCGGCCAGTGAAGGTCGAGAACACCTGCTTGTTGAACGCGCCGGTCATGATGGTGCCGGGCTTGCCGCCATTGGTCCAGATCGAGGACAGCACGGTCTTCAGGCGCACCTCGGTGAAGGCGAGCTGGGTGCCGTCCGTTCGCGTGCCGGTGCCGTCGGCGGCCGCCGGGTCCGCCGCGCCGCCGGCCGTTCCCTTCGAGGTGTTCGAAACGACCCAGGAGAGGACGGACGCGGTCTTGCGCGCCGTCGTGGTATTGCCAACCACTTTGGCCTGGTTGGCACCGCACAGGATGGTTTCGAGATCGCGCTTGAGCTCGAGACCTTTCAGCATCTCCTGGTACGCGAGCTCATTGTCGCGGCCGGCGTGGTCCACCGCCTGCTGTGTGCCGGAGACGCGGGCAACCTTGTAGGAGATCTGGCAGAGATTGCCGAGCCGAACGGTCGGCGTGGTCGTGTTGGTGTTGGGATCGTCGCCTTCGAGCTGGGCGTTGTTGGCGTCGGCACCGGCGAGAGCCTGCGTCTGCCATTCGTGGTTGACGGCGGTCGCCTTCTCCTTGTCGACGCCGCTCATGAACGGCGTATCGACGGGATCGATGCGATAGATCATGTCGCTGAGATCCTCGCGGTTGCCCACCGCGGAGTAGGTGACGAAGGTGGAGGTCGGTAGAGACATCGATGTTTTCCCTGAAAGAGCCTACCTACGGCGTCGGCGCGCAGACAGGCGCCTGCGCGGCCACGCATGGGCTCAAATGTTTCTGACGTGACGGAGCAACCTTGATGGCGCGATGGTGCGGAAACGAATTCCGGTTCGGCTCGGCAGGATGCAATTTGCCGGGAGCCAGTGCGCAGCGCGCTGGGGCGGCATGGGTGATGCGAAAGCTGCGGACCTGCAGCAAAGTCTGATTGATCAAAGCCGCACGCGATAGGAGCTCAGATATCGCACCGGTGCGTTCTCGATAGCGGGACGGTCGATGGGGCTCTCCCGTATGGGCGTCGCCATTGCAAGCGGTCTCTGAGCCTGCATACTGGTCTGCCTTCGGAGATGGTCCGCAATCATGCCAGGCAATCCCGCGAGCGGGGACTCGGGCGCCCCGGACTGAACGACGTGTGGTGGACCGAACAGCCATTGAGGAGGCCGAGCCGGAGGATCGATTTCGATCGGCGGCGGTTGATCCAGATATTCAGGTCTCGGCCTGGGCGCCGGCGACGTATTCTCTTGCAGAGTCGGCAGGGGTCCCCAGTCAGGCAATTCGAAGTCAGGATCCTCACCAAGAATTCTCGAAAGAAAAAGGGGCAAATAATGACCCGGATATTCGAGTATCGGGTTCGGCGCATTGTTGTCGTCAGGTATCTTGCTCATCTCAGGTCAACTATACCTTCTGCCAGCGTAAAAAATGGTTGATGGTGAGACAATGGAGATCTCGCGCGAGAGCCGTCGACGCGGCGCCCCCCTATCCTAAACGGGGACAAATTTCGCTTTCGCAGCAATTTCATGTTGTCCGCCGTCTTGAGCGCAAGACGCAGAACTATGGATCGTAGATGACCTTCATCTCCAGGTGCAGCTGAGCCACCATCGCATCGATCTCAGCCTGCCCCTCCGGATAAGCCTCGTAGACAATCTTGCTCTTGAACAATCTTGCAAAATATCTGGGGTGAAGAGTCCACCCGATATGGTGATAGGTATGAGTGTCGGGATAGAGCGACTTCAAGGCCTTACGCACATAGAGATTGTCGGGCGGCGGCTCGAACCGCGGGTCAATCAAACGTTGTCTGAAAAACTTCGTTTGCGCCAATACCACTACGCGCCACCGGACTTCATCATCGGGCATTGGCCGACAGGAACCGCGCTGTAGACGGACACCCCCACCGGGCAGTTTTTCCATCCTGAACAGGGAGCACGACGGATATGCCGGGTCGCTGCTTTCGTAATCCCAGGCGACCAGAGCCCCCTTGAGCACATAGCTCCGATCGGACGCGATCAAAAGGTAGTTGGCGCAGCTCGACAAGCATTGGTCATGAACGACGACAACCGCGCCTCGCTCTCGAATCACGTTAGCGAGGGCCACCGTGGACGCGATGTCGCCTCCGGCACTTCGAACAACGAAGAGCCCGCCCTCCTTCAATCCCGCAGCCGGCGATACGTCCGTATCCTTTTCGATCCGGCCGTCGAGACACAGAATCCCCTGGTCGTCACTAAGCGCGATGGGACGCACAGCAACACTGCGGCAGTAAACAACCGCACGATAGGATATCTCCTTGTCGACCAGGCTCTCTTCGGCGTCGGACCGACCGGAAAGGAGGAGAGTGAAAGCGCAAAACGAGAGCAGTGCTGTGAGCGCACTTAAGACCGCATTTCTGACCCGGAAAACTCTCATGATCGATGCAATGCCTGCCATGGACTTGTCGCGGGACTATCGCATTGGCTCTCGGCGCGATGACAATCGACGAATTTGAGACCAATCACCAAAGCGATCTGCAAAGTTGGCAGGCTCTCCTACCGACAAAGGATCATTCACCGCAACAAAGGGCACCGCCGGCACGACGGGCGAGCCACCGGGCGCGCGCGAATTGCCCGCCGTATCCGGGCTCTGGCGCAAACTGTCGGCGATCATTCCCGGCAGCCCTCCGGGCCGCGGTGTCATTGCCGCTGGATCAGTCATCGAGTTACCCGGCCAGGACGTCCAGGCACCATGGCGATCGGCAACGACGCCATCGCGAGTTGGAAAACCCAACCCGCGCAGCGGAGCCGAAGGTGCGACCGAACCGCTGGCACCGGTGGCGGCCGCCTGAACCAGGTAGGGGACACTGGTGTCGAATCTTGCAGGATCGATCGTGGTGCCCGGCCCGCGGTTCGTATCGCCGGACACGGCTACGCCGAGCGCTCCTCCATTTGGATTTTTTCGGCCCAGATCCTGCGTAGCTTTCTCATTCTTGATGACCGAATAATGCAAGTGAGGTCCGGTGCTGCGAGCACCAGTGCTCCCGACATTGCCGATGACGTCTCCGGGCCAGACGCGCTGACCAGGCTTTGGCATCGGGCTGCCTTCCTGCATATGCGCGTAGAGGCTGTAGCCAGCCGCATTCCTGACGACAACGGTGTAGCCAAAATTGTCGTTGTAACCGGAATAGACGACCTCGCCGGGCGTAGCTGCCGGAATCGGGGTACCAAGCGGAGCCCTGAAGTCCTGGCCCGCATGAGGTTTTTCCTTGCCCGTAAACGGGTCGCTTCGCATGCCGTAACCTGAGCCCTTGCGAAACGGAGGCCCGGGATTGTAGG